CCCCGCCCCCTGGGGGTATAGGGGGGGGATGCGATACCCGGGGGGCCGAATCGGGCCCGGGTCTCCGCCGCCGCGCCGCGACTAAACTAATACATCTCCACCCCGATACAGTAGCCATAGCGGGGTAATTTTTTTTGAAAGGAGGGTCCTGAATGCGAGCGACAAGAACCGTTTCGAGCTATGGACTTACCCGGCAGGAAATGAAGATCTGCAAGTTGGCGTTTGAGGGAGTTCCCGACGGAGAAATTGCGGATGAAATCTTTGGCAAAAGCATGGACAGGAAGGAATCCCATAACAAGCGCGAAAAAGTAAAACGGATACTACTCCGCCCCCATGTTCAGGAAAAATTCAGAGAAATGATGCGGGAACAGGCGCTTCTTGATGTTGGCCATGGTCTGAAGAAGCTGCGCGAACAGACTGAGAATGAAAGTGGCTGGCTGGCGAACAAGGCAACGAACGATCTGCTGAACCGCATGTGGCCTATGGTCATGGGCGAGGAAGACAAGTCCGTTGTGGTCAAGATCGAGGGCATGCCTCAACTGGGCACTCCTGACCAGGAAGAAGAATAACAGGTGTGGAGGGCTGCACTGATGATAGTGATCAGCTATAAGCCGACACCCAAGCAGGCGGCCTTCCATGCTACGTGTGCAAATGAGGTTCTATATGGCGGCGCGGCCGGCGGGGGCAAAACGAAGGCTTTAATCATGGATGCGCTGTTCAGGGCGCTGAAATATCCGGGCACAACGGCGGTGGTGTTCAGACGGACGTTCGCTGAACTGGAGGATACCGATATCAAGGAGGCCATGTCCAGCTATCCTGAATCGATTGCCAAGTATAACGCCGGGCGGCATGAATTTAAGCTCGTCAACGGAAGCAAGATCCTGTTCAGGCATTGCGAGCACGAGGAAGATCGGTTCCGGTACAGCGGTATTGAGATCCAGTTCCTATACTTCGACGAATTGACCAGCTTTGAACAGACGATCTATGACTTCATCAAAACCCGCCTGCGCGCCAAGAAGTCCTTGGGCGTGGTGCCGATTGTCCGCTCTGCCAGCAACCCCGGTAACATCGGGCACGGCTGGGTGAAAAAAATGTTTGTGGATGCTGGGCCATACATGAGCATACAGGAACAGCGGATTTACAGCGATGCGCTGCACAAGGAAAAGGTGATCCGCACGCAGTACATCCCGGCGCTGGCCACGGAGAACCCGTTTATCACGGAGGATTATATCTTCCAGCTTGAATCCAAGCCAAAGGCGCTGCGTGACGCGCTGCTCAACGGCGATTGGGACAGCTTCGAGGGACAGGTATTCGTGGAGTTCCGCAACGACCCTGCGCACTACAAGGATCGGCTGTGGACGCACGTTATTGAACCCTTTGACATTCCGCTGTGGTGGCCGAGGTTCTTTTCCTTTGACCATGGCTACAGCAAGCCGTTTTCCTGCCAGTGGTGGGCGGTTGACGATGTGGGCCGCGCCTACCTGTACAAGGAATGGTACGGATGCAGACCCAAGCAGGCGAACGTCGGCATTGAGCTGACCCCGCGCCAGATTGCGGAGGGCATTGTCCAGCGCGAACAGGAGGAAACGCAGAACAACCTGCGCATTGAGCGGATATGCGATCCGGCGTGCTTTGACCGGAGCCGCGGCGACAGCGTGGCTGACCAGATGCGACCCGGCGCATGGGGGCCTGGCGTGATCTTCCGTCCGGGCGACAATACGCGCCTGGCTGGCAAGATGCAGGTGCATGAACGGATGCGGTTTGACAAGGACGGCAGGCCGATGATGTATGTATTTAACACTTGCGCCGATTGGTTGAGAACAGTTCCGAATTTGCCATACAGTCAAACGAAAATGGAAGACGTGGATACCCGTGCTGAAGACCACGAATACGACAGCATGCGGTATTTTTTTATGTCCAGACCGCTGGCTGCGACCAAGTGCAAGCCGCCTAAGCCCAAGACGTGGGATCCCTATAGGAGAGACGAAGAATGAAAGAGAAACTGAGCGCGGCGGCCATTGGCCAGCAGCCGCTTGACGAAAAGGAACGGGCGCTCCTGACCGAGATATACAACCGGCTGGAAGTGTTTGAACAGGGCTGTCGGCCATACCATGAAGCCGCCCGCGAGGCGCGCGAAATCCTGCGCATGCGCGACCCCAGGCAGGATGACGGCGAGAATGCTGGGAAACCGACGCTTCAGCTGCAAACGCTCAAGAGCACGTTTAACAACGTCGTTGCTGAGCAGATGCAGAACATGCCGGAAGCCCGTATCCTGCCCGAAACGCCCGAGCAATCCACCATGGCCGAGGATTTGCAGGACGCTGTGCGGTTTATCGTCTACGATGTGAACAACTACGAGACCATACACCGCCGTATTGCAGAGGACATATACGGCCCTGGTACGGCTGTTATTCAGACGGTATGGGATCCATCCATGAACTATGGAAAGGGCGATATCGCCATTATACGCTGGCCGATTGAAGCCTTTCTGTGGGACACCAAGGCCGAGTATTTGCAGGACAGCCGCGCGTGCATCAAGGTAAGCTGGCATCCGCTGAGCTGGTACGAGGCGCACTACCCGGACAAGGCTCCATACGTCAACGCTGAGGACGGCCAGCACAACGAGGTGGGTATGCCCGAAAGCCAGAAGGATATGCTGGGCGAGGACGAAGGCCGGGCAATGCTGCTGGAATACTGGTACAGGGAATACAACGCGAAATCCCACCGGTATACCATCAACGTGGCCTACTGTGCGGGCGGCGCGCTGCTGGAAAACCATAAGGATGTTTACTGGCACGGCATGTATCCCTTTGACCTGGACGTGCACTCGACCGTCGAGGGCAGCATGGTCGGCGAGGGCATGGTGACGGAGCTTGCGCCCATGATGCGCTACATCAACCGTTACGCCCGGTACATCGACACGAACCTGCGCATGTCCAGCAAGGGCCGTATCCTGACGCGGCGGGGAAGCGGTATTGACCGTGAAGCTCTGGCTGACTGGTCGAAGGATATGGTAGAAGGCGACAGCATTGAAAATGGCAGCGATTGGGCCTGGATGCAGCACGCGCCGTTGAACGGCATGATCGTGCAGCAGATGCTCCAATATCAGAACGATATGAAGCAGGACAGCGGCGCGAACCAGTTTACCCGCGGCGAGACCATGAACGGCATCACCTCCGGCAAGGCCATTGCCTCCCTGCAGGCTGCCGGTGGCAAGATCACCTCCCTGCGCACGGCGACGCTGAATAACGGCTTCAGAGAGATGGTGAAGAAGATTATCTGGCTGATGTCCGAGTATTACGACGACGACCGCATGCTGCTGATTACGGGCCGTGACGGGCAGAGCCGACAGATCAACGTGCATAGCCTGTTTGGCCATCGCGGCAAGGGCGCGGTTGCGCCGCCGCCGTACATGGTGCAGATTGAGATCAACCAGAAGAACCCCGTGCGCATCGAGGCCATGAACGAGATGTACATGCAGGCGTACACCATGGCCGCGCAGGCGCAGCAGTTCTTCCCGCTATCGTCGCTGTTTGAAATGCTCAATATTGACGGCAAGGATCGGCTGCTGCCGGTTATCCGTCAGAACGAGCAGTGGCAGCAGCAGATGCAGCAGATGCAGCAGCAGAACGTGCAGATGCAGCAGGAAATCGAGAGCTTGCAGCAGGAGCGCGACGGTCTGCGCACGGCGACCACGCAGATGAGCAATGCCCTGGCTGGCATGTCTGCCGGACAGCAAGGCGCAACGCCAGCCACGCCAGCTACGCCGTCTACCCCGGCAACACCCGCTGCGGTAGTGACAATTTAACAGCAGAAAGGCACGCCTTGGAAACGGGGCGTGTTTTTCATAGATTCGCCAGTCCGCGTTTTCGCGGCTGAGCGCCCGAAAAGGAGACTTAATCCATGGATGAAAACAAAGCGGTCGAAATGATGCTTGCGGATGGCGTGCAGGACGACGCTGCACAGGCCGACGTAGGCGAACCCATCTCTGAGCTTTTGAACGAGCAGCCCGCCGCTGAACAGCAGCAGCAGGAGGCCACGCCTCAGAAGGAACCGGGATGGATCAAGCAGCGCATTGGCAAGGCGGTTGAAAAGGCGGTGGCGGAGGCTGAAGCGCGCGTAACTGCGCAGTACGAAGCGATGCTGGCCCCCATCCGTGAAAGCGTGCTGGACAGACAGGCCGAGGACCTGGTGAAGTCCGGCGAGTTTAAGAGCCTGGAGACTGCCAAGGAATATGTGCGCTTGAAGGGCGGCGTTGTGTCTGCGCCCGCCGCCGAGCCTGATCAGCAGAAGCCCACCGTGCAGCAGCGTGATGAGCAGGGCAGATTTGTATCAAATAACGACGCCATGACGCATGCGCGCGCCGATCTGCTGGCGAAACAGGCGCAGAAGATCAAAGCCCGGCGCGGCCTGGATGTGATGCAGGCAATCAACGCCGACGAAGACATGAAACACCGCGTGCTGAGCGGCGAGTGGGATTTTTACGATGTGGCCGAGAGCATGGCCTCTCCGCAGCATAACGCCCCCGTGCCGGTACGCACCTCCAACGGCGGCACCAGCCCCAGCGCTGTATCGATCAGCGGCATGAGCGACGATCAATTCAGGCGCTTACAGGCCAATCTTGCCAACGGGAGGATTTACGACATGAGAAAGTGAGGATCATTTGAATGGCTGTTTTTGATAACCTGAATAAAACTTATTCCCCCGGCGTAGCGCCGTCCGTAGTTGAATACTATGAGCGGTCGCTGCTGGAAAACATGAAGCCCGAAATGGTGCACAACCGCGACGCGCAGAAGCGCACGTTGCCTGAGCACAACGGCAAGACCGTGAAGTTCCGTCGCTTCACCCCCTTTGCGGCGATCACCGAGCCCCTGGCCGAGGGCGTAACCCCCGCTGGCCAGACCCTGACCGAAACCGCCTTTACGGCGATGGTTAAGCCCTACGGCGGCCACGTCGAGCTGACCGACGAAATCAACTTCTACCTGCTGGACAACATGCACCAGGAGACCGCCAAACTGCTTGGCGACCAGGCCGCGCTGTCTCTGGACACCATCAGCCGCAATGCGCTCAACGCCGGCATGAACGTGCAGTATGCCAACAGCAAGACTTCCCGCGGCGCGCTGGCTTCTACCGACAAGCTGACCTTTGCCGAGATCAAGACGGCTGTACGCAACCTGAAGCGCAAGAATGTCAAGCCCTTTGCTGACGGCTTCTATCATGCCATTGTGCATCCTGACGTTGTGCACGACCTGACCGCCGATACCATGTGGGTGGACGTTGCCAAGTATCAGGACAAGGTAAAGACCGAGCGCTACGAGCTGGGCACCATCTACAAGGTGAAGTTTTTTGAATCCACTAACGCAATGGTGTTTAAGGCGCAGACCTACATCTACGGCACCAAGGCGTCCCTGACCGCGACCGCGTTTGACGCTGCCACCAAGTGCATGACCGTATCCGATTCCATCAGCGAGGACGATGCGCGCGCCATGACCGGCCTGCTGGTGAACGTGCAGATCACCAAGTCGAGCGTTGACAGCGTAACGCCCATGTGCATTGAGCGCGTGGACGCGACCAACAAGAAGGTTTACTTCCGCTGGGTGCCCGCCAGCACGACCGACTGGACGACCACCAACGCCCTGAAGGTTGTTCCCTACGGCGGCGGCGCTTCCGGTGCGGAGGTCTACTCCACCCTGATCTACGGCGAGAACGCCTTTGGCACCATCGAACTGGGCGGCACTGGCCGGAATGTGCAGATCATCATCAACGCGCCCGGTTCCTCCGGCGCTCTGGATCCCCTGGCCCAGCGCGGCACCATCGCCTGGAAGGTCAAGGGCTTCTGCACGGTCATTCTTCAGGACGACTTCATTGTGCGTCTCGAATCCGGCGCGACGGCCTAACAACGGATGAAACACGGAGGCAGGGCAGTCCTGCTTCCGCGTTTCTTTTTGGGAAGGAGATTTTATCATGGCTAAGAAAGTTGACACCCTGACGGTTGAAACCCCTGTGCAGGAGACCGTGGCGGATGAACCCCGCGTGCGCGTATATCTGCCCCTGCTGGAAAGCGAGGGCGCGGGCGTGCATATTGACCAGTACGAGCACGTGACGGTCAACGGTGAAACCACGCTGGTGCGCCGCGGCGAATATGTGGACGTGACGGTTCCTGTATTTATCCAGCTCAAAAACAAATTACCCCACCTGTAATGCGAAGGAGGCGGCGGCATGACGGTTGGTGAGATCAAAAACACGGTGATGTTCCAGACCAACAACGACAGCGACGATCTGGAAGATTTCTTGCCGTATCTGATGGACTATATCAATGACGGCTATGACCGTCTGGTATATGCCTACACAAAAAAGCACGCATCGCCCATGCTGCACGCCGACACGGAAACGCCCTACCTGCCGGAGTGGGCGCATCCTGCGCTGGCGGACTGGGCGACGTGGCTTGTATACAGGAACGGGAACCCGCAGAAGCAGCAGCGCGGATACGCGTTTAGAAGCTCCTTTGAGGAAATCCGCACGAAACTTGTCGAAAACAGTGCGGATGGCTCCCGTGTAGAACACTTTATCAACCTGCCGAGGTGATAGGATATGGCCAGCTATAACAGTATTGGAACGTACAGCGCCGTATCTGCCTATCCATCGTTTAAGGGCTTGATGCAATATGGGGACGGTATCAACACCGACCCGCGCTATGCGGTTGACGCAGTAAACGTGGAGACGGTGGGCGGCGTTTTGCAGCCTGCCGCTGCCTGCGTTTTGCTTGCGCCGAAGCTGGCACAGCCGATCAAGACGCTGGCGCGCCTGTACCGCAGATGGTACACGGGGACGGATAACCGGGAAGTGCTGGTTGCTGCGAGCGGCGGGAAGCTATATTACATGCTGCCCGGCGCATCGTCCTGGACGCAGCTTGCGTTTCCAGCTGGCGTAACGGCCTATCAGAGCGACGTATGGAGCTGGGCAGCTTACGAGATTAACCCCGAGGGCAGCGAAGCCAGCGTGGACGTGCTGCTGCTGTCCAACGCCCTGGACGGCATGGTGATGGTGCGCGGCGACAACCTGACGGTAAGCGTGGTATCGACTCCTAAAAAGTTTGGCGTTATCGCACGATACGCAGAACGCATTTGGGGCGGCGCAATCACCGAAGACCCGGATATGCTGGTGTACTCAGCGCCATACGATCCTACCGACTGGGCGGCTAACGTGGAAATTCCCGAGGACGGCGCGGGCGACATCAACCAGCCGAGCTGGGACGGAGACAGTTTTACTGCGCTGCACGCCTTTGGCAGTCAGTTGATCGCATTTAAGAAAACGCGCGTATGGCGCATCCTGGGCACTGACCCTGGCGAATACACCTTCAAGGAGCAGTACGGCGGCGGCGCACCCTTTGCCGGAACAATCGCTGTGGATGTGGAACGCATCCTGATGCTTACGCGGCAGGGCGTGCAGGCATATGACGGCCTGGCTGTCAGCGCCTATCAGCAGGAGTATTGCAAGGCCATATGGGAGCGGATGAACGCCGACGCGCTGGACGGTGCAAGCGCCGTATTTTGGCGCGGCAAATATTACTGCGCAATCCCGATGGACGGCAGCGAAATCAACAACGCGGTGATCATCTACAACACCCTGGATGGCACATGGCTGTTGCGAAACGACGTGTCCGTAGAGCGCTTTCTTGGCACGCAGGAGACGCTTTACTTTACCAGCGCAACAACGCCTGGCCGCATATGGGAATGGCGCGAAAACAGTTGGGAGACCGGCTGCACGGCGGTTGAGGGAGCGCGGTGGGTAACGCCGTGGAACGACCTGGGATACAAACAATCCAATAAGGGCGGCTTTGAAGTGTATCTGCTTTGCGAGGCTCAGGGCGCGCCGGTGCAGCTGCGCGTGACGGTCCAGACGGAGAAGAAGGCCAAGACCAAGGTGTACACGGTGCAGCCCCTCAGCGCGCAGGAGATGGCAAACGGCAAGGAATACCGGCAGAAGCGCATGCACTTTGGCGGCGCTGGGCGCAGGTTCCGGCTGCTGATTGAATCGGCCCCGGCCTCTCCACCCTGGCGGCTGTCCGGCGGTGTCACGGTTGTATCCGAGCTTGACCCGGATTAAGGAGGGCGCATGGCGACAAAATACACGACCATACAGCAGCATGAGCCGCTGCGTGTGCCCAGCGGATGGGGGCAGCAGGAGCGCGCTTTTATCGCGCAGCTGGAAGCGCTGTTTGACGATGTATACCGGCGCTTTAACCGCATCAGGATGCGCGACCTGTCCGAACCGCTGCAGAGCACCATCCAGGAAAGCGCTGACGGCGTGACGGAAGTAAAGACTTCAATTGTTCAGACGAATGCGCAGATTGCATTGAAGCTGGACAAGACATCGCCTTCTGTCGGCGTTAGCAACTCCGCCATTCTGATCAACACGGACGGTATCCACCTGAATTCCGAGGGCAGTATCGACGTGGACGGCGGCACGGTCAATATTAAGTCTGGTTCTTCCCTGACCATGCAGGCGGTGACGGACGAGGACGCGACGATTAACGGCGGCATGATCTGGCACGCCAAAAACCTGGTGGTTTCGACCTCCGCGCCGACCAACCCCAAGCCCGGGCTGATCTGGATAAAGCCTATCGCTGCTTCCTCTTATGCGGTCGCTGCGCTGTCTGACGATGTTTCTCTGCAGGCAGCGCCCGAGACTGTTTACTATAACGGCACCTGGACGGGCGACGCGCTGAGCAATTCAGCCTTTGCATCGCCGGTCAACATCCCCTGCTATGGCGTGGCACAGGGCGCGGCTCCGTCCGGCAGCTACAGTTGTCAGTATACCGTCAAGGTGTATTTCTGGAAGTCTGCCGCGATTCACAGTGCAAACGCGCACGTTTATCTTTCCAACACCGTGGGCGGCATGGATGTGGATTGTGGGTCGCAGACGTTCACAGCGTCCGGCTGGTTTGAAAAGACTGTCACAAGCAATGTTTGGCTGGGCAACGGCGGTACGATCTTTATTACAGTGGTCAAGGATGAAGCTGATTTTGCTGTTTACAAGAACAAGCCTTTCAGCGTGAATGCTGCATTGACCGGTTATACGGAAAGCGGCGGCGGAACTGACCCTGATCCCGACCCGCCAACGCCTGTGTCCGGCTTTGTGCCATGCGACGTTTACTATTACACAGGCTAAGGAGATAAGCAACATGATAACGATCAACGCAAAATTCTCGCAGGAAATGCAATCTCTTGGCCTGATTGGTCGCGTGGGAGAGAACGCCAGCAGGCAGATTGTATTTGACTGCTCCGAGGTGCTGACCGAGTTTTCCGGCGCGTCCATCCTGTGCGTGCTGCGGCGATCCAAGGATGAGATGCCCTACACGGCGGATGTGACCATGAGCGGGACGAACGCGACACTGACGCTGACGGACACCGACCTTGCGGTTGCAGGATATCTGAACATTGAACTGCGCGCAATCAAAAATGGCGTGGTGTACAAATCATCCGTGTTCACGGGCACGGTGGCGCTATCCCTGTATGGCGACGCGGACAAGCCCGGCGAGGTTGTACGCGATGTTTTGGACAGGGTAGATGCTGCGCTCAACGCGGCAGAAGCGACGAAAAATCAGCTTGAATTGGCATTGGGCGATGTGACTACTGCTGTCGGCAGCGCAAACACGGCGGCGAACAATGCGCAGACCGTGGCCGATACTGTACAGACGAAGCTGGACAACGGCGACTTTGTTGGCGCAACTGGCCCTGCTGGCTCAACCGGCGCGGACGGCGTGTCGCCTACGGTGGCTGTAAGTAAAACGGGCAAGGTTGCTACCGTAACCATCACGGACAAGGACGGCGAACATACTTTCACGGTCAATGATGGCGCTGACGGTTCGGGCAGCGGTGACATGATGAAGGCCACCTACGATTCAAACGGAAACGGCATTGTGGACAACGCTGAAAAGCTGGAAGGGCACGCCGCGTCCTACTTTGCGCAGGCCACACACTCCCACGCAATTGCGGACGTGAACGGGCTGCAGGCAGCGCTGAACGCCACGGGCGACATGAAAAAGAGCGTATACGACGCGGACGGGGACGGGGTGGTGGACAACGCCCAAAAGCTGGACGGCAAGACGGCGGCGCAGTTTGCGGCGGCGCAGCACAGCCATGACATGAGCCAGGTGAGCGGCCTAAGCAGCGCGCTGACGGGAAAAGCAAACGCTGCGCACAGCCATGAAATTGCAGATGTAAACGGACTGCAAGCCGCTTTGGACGACAAGATCAACACCACCTATACCCTGAGCATCACCGGCAACGCAATCGTATTAACGCCCAGCAGCGGGGCCGCGCAGCAAATTACAATCCCCATTGCCACCGCCAGCGCCCTTGGCCTGGTAAAAATCGGCACGGGGCTTGCGATTGCCGCAGACGGGACGATATCCAACGCCTACTCCATGACTTATTCCAACGGCACGCTTGCTATCACCGGCCCGTCGTAAGGGGGGAAGCATATGGCCTTTACCTTCAACGGCAGCGCTCCTTCTATAGTAACTTACAACGGCCAAAGCGTAACGAAGATCACCTATAATGGCGTAGCTGTCTGGAACGCCATCTCCATTTCCGCGCCGAGCAACCTGCGGGTCAACGGCAGCACCAGCAGCACCAGCTCCGCCTGTAAGCTGACCTGGAAGGCGGCCACCCTCAGCGGCGCAACGGGAACAATTACCTATTATATCTACAAAAACGGCTCTCAGGTGGCCACAACCACAAGCACCAGCTACACGTTCAGCACGTCCACGATCACCGGCTGGAGCGGCGTTTCCCTCAAGGTTCGAGCCTATAACAGCAGCGCAGGCTACAGCGCGTATACCAGCGCCGTAACCTTTACCTATAGGGTTTCCAGCACAAGGGTGACAGTATCAGCCAGCAAGTATGCTACGACGGACAACTCGTCCTTCGCAAACAGCGGCGGCACCAGCTGCATTGTGGGACGCTCCACGAAGGACAAGCCTGTCGGCACGGCGATGAAGTTCAACGCGCCCAGCGGCGGATGGTCGCAATTTAGCAAGGCCGTTTTGCATGTGCAGAGAACAGGTGGCAGCGCGAGCGCGACGGTTCGGGTTGGTAAGCTGGATGTAGCATATTCTACCACGCTGTACACGACGGAGTTTTATTACGGGAACTACGACACGTCAATTGGCTCGGCGAGCGCGTCCGCGGCGACAAGCTGGTTCTCGCTCGATATTTCCTCGGCGCTACCGTCCGGCAGCGGAGAGCTGGGCATTACGCTCACCTCGACGAACGCCTATGCGGCTGTGGACGGAACAAACGCCTATATCCAACTGTCGGCATAATTGAAAGGAAAAATGATTGTGAACGAAAAAACGCTTAAAATCATCGAGGCCGCGAAATCCCAGCTTGGCAACCCCTATGTATTCGGCATGTGGGGGCGGGAATGCACGCCCTCCGTGCGCCGCCAGTATGCTGGCTATAACCCCAGCCACAAGAGCGCCATCTTCAAGGCGTGCCCCGTGCTGAGCGGCAAACAGCCCAATTGCGACGGCTGCAAGTGGCAGGGCAAGCTGGCCTTTGACTGCCGGGGCTTTATCTATTGGTGCATCTTCCAGGGCTACGGCTTTAAGCTCAAGGGCGGCGGCTGCACCAGTCAGTGGGGCTACAAGGTCAACTGGGCGCAGCAGGGCGAAATTGCCGATATGCCCGACCTGGTGTGCTGCGTGTACCAGTATCGCGGCGGAAAATTCCAGCATACCGGTATCCATATCGGCGGCGGCAAGGTGATCCATTGTTCCGCTGGCGTACAGTGGGGCGATACGTCCGATAAGGCATGGACGCATTACGCCATTCCGGCAGGGCTGTACACGGCGGAGGAAATCGCGGCGGCGGGAAAGCCCGATACCAGTAAGCCAACGGAGGGCGTTGTATTTAATCTCAGGCGCGGCAGTAAGGGTGCGGATGTAACCAAGCTCCAAACCACCCTCAACGCCCTGGGATACGACTGCGGCACTGCTGATGGCATCTTCGGCGCGAAGACCGAGGCCGCCGTGCGCAATTTCCAGCGCGACCACAGCCTGACCGTGGACGGCATCGCCGGTAAGGCCACGCAGGCGGCGCTGTATGCGGCTGAGGATACGCCCAAGCCCACCTATACCGTCACCCTGCGCAACGTGCCGCAGGCGGACGCAATCGCGCTTACGGCCAAGTACGCGGGCGAGATGCTCAAAGAGTGATCTATCGGATCAAAATAAATGAAAGGTACACACCACTATGACAGAAGCCATCATCGTAGCCCTGATTACCGGCGGCATCTCGCTGATCGGCACCCTCGCGTCCACCCGCAGCAGCGCCAAATCCACGCAGGCGCTCGTGGATTACAAGCTCAAAGAGCTGAAAGAAAGCGTGGACAGGCACAACAGCATCATCGAGCGCACGTACAGGCTCGAGGGGCGCATGGAAAACTGCGAACACGATATCCGCGACATCAAGCAGCGGATCAATTAAGAAGGGAGAATCACAATGAACAAGATCGACTGGAAGCGTAAGCTCACGTCCCGAAAGTTTTGGATGGCTATTTCGAGTTTTGTCGCCATGCTGGTTGTGGCGTTTGGCGGCTCCGAAAGTCAGGCTACGCAGATTACAGCCATGATCATGGCCGGTGCTGCCGTGGTCGCCTACATCATCGGCGAGGGTCTGGCCGACGCGTCCGCCGCAGGCACTTTCGGCACGGAACAGCCTGTTGAAAAACCGCCCGAAGACCTGGGCTGAAAGGGGGGATTGCCATGGCTGGTACGATGAGCGCGGCTGATGCGCTGAAAAAGCTGCTTGAGCAGTACAACCAGACTTCCTCTTATGTTCCCAAGACCGCTGACCAGATCAGGCAGCAGGCACAGGGCGAATATCAGAGCTACTACGACCAACTGAGGCTTGCCGCCCAGCAGGCGCAGGCGCGCAACGACCTTGCATTGCAGCAGCAGCGCGAGGGCTTGCAGCGGACGTATGACAAGCAGCGCGAGGCCAGCCAGAAGGAATACGAAAACGCCTATTCCAGGGCTGACCGGCAGCAGTTGTCACGCGGCATGCAGCGCTCCAGCTACACGGCGCAGGTGCTGGCGAATCTCACCCAGGAGGGCGCGGAAGCGCAGCAGGAGCTGTGGGATGCGCAGGGCGCGGCTGAGGGGAACATCGACGCGCAGCGGACGCAGCTTGCGGCGCAGTTGGCTGACCAGTTATCGCAGTACAGCGCCAGCGAAGCGGCTGACGTGCTGGCGAGAATCAAGCAGCTTGAGGACCAGGAGTATGACCGCGGCCGTGAAAACGACCAGTACAAGAATTCCCTGTCTGCGCAGATCTATCAGTTCCTTTACCAGGGCGAGCAGGATAAGATTGCTCAGGATCAGTGGCAGAAGGAATTTGACGAAAACGTGCGCCAGTGGAACGCGCAGTACGGCAGCAAGGGGTCTGGCGGCGGCGGCGGAAACAACTACAACACCAACAAGGATACCACCGGCAACGGCGGGAACCAGTACACCGATGATACCTTCCTGTCCGACATGAGCCAGGACAGGGCCATTACTAAAACCTCTGCCGGTTTGCCTATGCCTGATCTTGGCCTCTTTCCTGACCGAATCAACAGCCTGGGCGGGATCAACAGCGTTAAAAGCAAGCTGAACGAAGCATTGAAGAACAAAAGAAAGAAGAAAACCAGCACCAACAACGGCGGCGGAGGCGGCGGTCGTTTCTCTCAGGCAATGGTAAGAGACTAAGCAATCGGAGGTAGGCAATGAGCCAGCTATATGATGACGAGAAGCAGAAAAAGCTGACTACCGTCTCGATGACGAGCAGCAAGCAGAAGCTCAAGCAGGTATTGCAGGAGCAGAAGCAAAAGGAGAAGAATCCTGTTCAGCGCAAGAACACGAAAATTGGCGCTTCGCAGTCTCCAAAATTTGTGAGCACTACCTTCATCAGTCCGGTGCAGCCTATTGTCCGCACGCAGCCGTCCTCGAACCTACAGCGGCTTTTGGCGAAGGTTGAGACGGATAACAGCTGGTATTCCGGCAGCACGCCCACCAGAAGCGAGGCGGCGGCGCGTATCTACACGATATCGCAGACTGACCCGGCGCGGGCAAGGAAGCTGAACCAGGCTTTTTCTCAACTGCAGCGTGATCCTTCCAGCCAGTTCTACAATCCATACGGCGCTGCCACGAACAAGGCCATCCAGGAGCTTGCAAACCTTGGCGTGGATATGAGCGGCGGCATTACGGAGGACTGGCTGGCGAAAAATAGCTGGCTCAAAGCCTACTATCGCACCAGCGGCAACAGCGGCACTCCCCTTGCGCCCACCAAGAGCAGCACTGCCGAGCAGAATGCGGCGTACTACTACTATCAGATTCTCAAGGCGCAGGATACAACCAATCAGGCAGAAGCCGAGTGGAAGGCCCTGCAGGAGGAGATCGGCTACTGGGCGAACCGCAAGGACCGCAATTACAGCGACGATCAGATCATCAGCAGGATTGACTGGTCTAAGTATAAGACGCTGGCCAGGATGGACGACGGCGCGGCAAGCGGCGTACCCCTGACGCTGAACAGCTCCATTGGCTACAGCCAGGACGCGCTAAAGGGCGTGATCTGGGCGGCGCGCAACGGCAGCACCGGCAACCCGCTGGCTGACAGCGCGAAGGCCGTTTTGGGCGCGGGCAAGACCTGGCAGGAGGACAAGAGGATCAGCGCGAAGCTCGATCCCAGCAGCAAGGCGTACAGCCCGTACGCTGTCGGCAGCACGCTGGACGACGCGGCGCTGTACTTTGGCGTGGATTCCTTCAGCAAGGACTGGCTTGCAAACAACCGTAACATTCTGGCCGGCAACGACGCAACGGCCAAGAAAATGTATCAGACGGTGTACAATGCGGAGCAGACCACGCTGAAGGCGGAGCAGGAGCTGGACGAGCTGCACGCCAATATCGACCGCTATCTTGAATCGACCACTGACCCGGATCAGATTATGCGGATGATTGACGGCGATTATAAGACGCTGGACAGCCTGGACGAGAGCATGCGGGATGGCAAGCTGATAGGCACGACCCGCGCGATCAACTACCGCAAGCAGGATATCGAGTTTGAGGTGCGCCGTCGCTGTCTGGCCAAGAATACGCAGATCAACGGAGCGGACTATGTGGGCGCTGTGTGGAAGCTGCTGGGCCTGCCGGAGGTAAAAACCGAGGCCAGTTCGGCTGTGGGCGCTTCCCGCGATAACGCGATCAACGCTGGCGGCGCGACCATTGCGGACGCGGGCACGGACGAGGAAAAGACCGTATTTAAGACTGCGTACAGCAGCGATTTTGACAACTATCTGACGCAGATCAAGGGCGCGATGGATAGCGGCGTATCCGACCCGCAGGGCGGCTATGACTACACGCTCAAGCGCGCTGACCAGTATGCGGCTGAAAACTACATGGACGCGATGGACACCGTTTTGACATACGAGGAAGCCCAGCAGGCCAAGGATGAAGCCATCAAAAAGCTGAACGACCTGGGCGTTGTCTACGATGAAGACGGCAACATCGACATGACCAACCGCAAGGGCAGCCTGATTGTGCCGGGCGCTGATACGGCGATGGCTGCTGCCGGGACGAGCGATGCGCCGAGGAAGCTGCGCAAGACCAGTGATGATACGGCTGATGAGATCGACATGCTGCGCAAGGAGATTGCCAGCGGTTACGGCAAGGATGAGAAGGGAAAGCGCGTAAAGCTGACGGATGAGGAAATCGAGCTAAAGCATTCTCAGCTGCAAGCGCTGCTTCATCCCGAAGCCATCACGGCAACGCAGAAGGAGATCAACCAGCTTTTGGCTGTGGTGGATGAAAGCACCGAGACCATGGAGCGCACGCAGAAGTCCTATGATAAAGCCAATATCACGCTGAAGAACATCACCGAGGGCTATGCGGTTGCCGACCGGATGCAGGCGCTGACCGGCGTGAAGGCCGGAGACAGCGATTCCACCCTGGCGCAGATGACTTATCTGTTCAGCATTGCGCGCAACTATGAGCCGACCGAATATCGATCTGCCAACCTGTATGCGCTGGCCATGGACGGGCAGGGCGCGACCTACGAGGAAACGGCGGCGGCTGCCAAGCAGGGCATGGCGGAGAACAAGCAGATGATCGAGCAGATCAATTTTGCACTGGGCGAGCTGGAAAGCAAGGGCGCGCATCTGCCGGATGACAAGATGGAAAACGTCAAGCGTTATGTCGCTGCGCTTGAGCGCGACGTGCAGGACGCTGAATATTTTCTTTTGCGGGAGAACGACGATTACTACCAGGAATCGCAGGACGTAAGCAACGAGATTTTCGCGGCCTGGCAGGATTATAACGAGCTGAACCCGCTGGGCATGCTGAACCCATTTGCCGACCGGAAGGGCTATACGGCGCTGGATAACGTGGTGGCAATCCGCCTTGAACAGCTGCAAATGGAGGAAGCCAGCAAAACCATTGGGCGGAACCTGAAATCTGACAAGGTGATCATGTCCACTGGCAACCCGGCGAAGGACGGTTATTACACAGAGGACATTAACCAGCTCAGCAAAAACGAGTGCATGACCTACCTGTACATTCGCGGCAAGGAGGGCGTGGACGCTGCGCAGGAATACTACGACCATTTGACCAACGCGGAGTACGGTGTAATCAACATGCGCCGCAATCTGGACTGGACGGCGAAGGCGCAGGAATTTGCGGATCAGAACGCTGTGACCGGCGCGCTTGCTTCCGCGCTGACCGTCATTGCTTCCCCTCTTACTGTGGGCGGCATGGTGGAATCGATCAAGGCTGATGTGCTGGGGCAGGAGCTGAACCCCTACGCGCGCGGCTTTGTGTACGGCAACATGAGCGGCACGGCGCGTGCGACGGTCAAGGAGAATATCTCCGAATCTGTCGGCGGCGGCGCGCGCGGCTGGCTGCTGGGTGCGCTGTATGACGCTTTGATGAGCTACGGCGATTCGATGGTAAGCAGCTACTTTATGGGCGACCTGGGCGCTGCTGCTGGTTCCGGCGCTGGCAAGCTGCTGGCAAAGACAGGGCTGACCGAGAATTATGTCAATCTCGCGTCCAAGGTGGTATCTTCCTTTGTGACGGCTTCTGGCCAGGGCATGCAGGCGGTTGGCAACACCGTGATGGACGCAAAGCTGCGCGGCGCGACTGCGACCGAAAGGCGCGTACTTGGCCTTGTTACCTTCCTGGCTGAGACCGCGACGGAAGCGATTGAGGTTGAGACCATCGATTCTGCCATTCACGGCGGCGCTGAACGGGAATTCAAAGACACGTTCAAGAAGCTGCTGTTCAACATGTTCAACGAGGGCGCGGGCGAGGGCGTATCCGAATTGGTGGAGGGCATGGCCGACAAGGTTGTGATGGATTACAAGTCCAACTGGGCTGAATTCGTACAGCGCTATATTGACGAGGGCATGACCAAGAAGCAGGCCGAAGACGCAGCCTGGAAGGAGATCCTGTGGAACGCAGCGGAAGCGGCGGCTGTTGGCGGTATCTCTGGCGGCCTTGGCACCGGCCTGGGCTATGTACAGGGCCGTATCTTTGGCGATGGCAGCCAGACGCAGGACGCTGTGCAGCCAACTGCCGAGACCGTGCAGCAGACGCAGCAGACCGCGCAGGAAACCGTCCAGCAGACCGCACAAGAGCAGACCCAGCAGGAAGCCCCGACGATTGCGCAGGAGACGCAGAACGCCGAGGTGGAGAATGCTGCGCCTGAGACCGCAAAAGCCGCCCAAACGCTAAATACAAAGGAAGAAACGCAGCCCTTTGACACGGGCGAACGGCTGACGCAGTATGAGGTAAATGAAAAGACCGTGCGGCAGGTGACGGCGCTGACTGCATCCCTGGAGGCGGACGAGGCCAGCCAGACGGCGACCATCGGCGCGGCGCTGTTGGGAGATAACGCGACCCCGCAGGAAACGGCCTTTGCCTCCGCGGCGGCGCAGCACATGACCGATACCCTGGGCAGTGACGCGGCTGTGCGGTTTACCCGCGACGTGCTGCTGCTGGACAGCGACACCAACGGCGTGCGCGCGGCGCTGACTGTTGCGGCGCTGAGCAAGGGAGGGAACGCCAGCCAGGTTGCGCAGCGTATGGCGCAGGAGGGCGTAACGGCTGAGGGCATTCAGGAGCTCAAGGCGGCGGCTGACCTCGATGTGCAGGACGCGAACGTGACCGCGCAGATGCAGCAGACCGTGCAGGAGAACCAGGTGGCAAAGCGCACGGCGCAGCTGATTGGCGACGGCGCACTGAAAGCCGTACAGCCCTACGAGACGGCGGTTGCCCAGGCAAAAAGCGTATTGCGCCAGGCTCAGGGCGAATTGCGCAGGCAGGTAAAGCGCCGGGAAGGGCTTGGGCAGAATCTCCTATCTTTACAGGATCAGATCAACAGCGGCACGGCAACCCCGCAGCTGCTTGATACCTTCCGTTCGACCGTCAAGGACATCGAAGGCCAGATCAAGGTTGTGAACGAGTACACCCAGCGCGTGGCCAACGCCGAGCAATCGATGCACGACGCGCAGAACCAACTTGACACTGTACGCGACGAAACCCTGCGTCGGGTACGCCAGCAGGCGCAGCAGGACGTGGCCGACATGCAGGCGCAGCAGCTTGCGGAGCAGGAGGCGGCGAAGGCTGAACAGGCGCAGCAGGCCGAAGCACAGGAAAAGACCGGCTATCAGAAGAAGCAGTTTATCCCCTATGATGGCCCTGTCCCGCAGACCGTTGACAACGTGCAGCAGGAAACCGTCGCGATTGACGATGCAAGCTATGCGCAGGTGCAGCGGATTGTGGAGGAGGCGCAGGCGGAGGATGAAACGAAACTTAGCGTGCGCAGCATAGTCAAGAGTGCGTTGCGCGCTGCGTTTGGAAGCCGATTCGACCAAACGCAGGTAACGGTGGACAACGTGCAGTTTGACGGACAGCCGTATACCGTGACGCTGTTCAAGAATCTGATCAACAAGGTTGTTTCTGACCCTGGGATGACAGTTGATAAACTTTCGGTATTAGGAAACGTCGAACAGGTGTTGAAAAACGCTAATTACCTGACAAGCTCTGATGTTGATAGGAGCCACCAGAACAAGGATGATGTAATTCGGTATGATTATTTGAATACACCTGTCCGGATAAACGGCGTAGATCAGAATGTAAGATTCACTATTGAGGCTTATGATGATCATAACAAGGCGAAAACTTATATGCTAACGGACATAGAAATGACGCCCCCCGCCTCACTGCCCACCACCGGTTACGTACCGGCGCACACAGGAGACGGTTTGCTCTCACCTACCGGTCACGTACCGGCGGCGCAGAGCGAGGCGTCATCTTCTACTAATATATTAGCAGACAACGCCGAAAATGTCAATACTGAAAATATTTCTAATTTGGAATCGCTGAACGATGCGAATGTGCCGCCTGCTACGCCTATGCAGGATAACGCGGATACGCAGAACGATTCCGGGGAGAAATACCGCCAGTTTGGCACGCAGACCGCGCAATCGACGGATGCACTGTTCCAGGAGACGCGCGACTATCTGCTGCACAACAGCGTATACGAGGCTGATTCCAACACTGAACAGATTGACCGGGCGATTGACTGGGTGCGTGGACAAGCTACGTCGCATGATCCTGCCGGTTACTTTACGGCCAAGTCCGCTGTGCTGGATCCTTCCTTCGATTACGCTTCCGCTGACGGACAGGCGCGGATGCTGACGGTCATGCAGATGTCTACCCTGATGGGCGACACGCAGGGGCAGGTGCAGATTGCAGATATCTTCAACCGCCAAGGCACGGTGCTGGCACAGGCATTGCAGGCGCGCAAAATTTTCTATATGATGTCCCCTGCCGCGCAGGCAGCTTCCATTCAGAAGATTGCCAACAATCTGAGCCAGGAGAACGGCGTAACCGTTACTGTTCCGCAGGATACGCTTAATCGCCTGAGCCAGGCCAAGACCATGGACGAAGCGCAGAAGATTCGCAACCAGATTGTAAAGGAAATGTATCAGCAGTTGCCCGCGAACTGGAAATCCCGCCTGAACGGCCTGCGCTACTTTTCCATGCTGGCCAACCCGAGAACGCATATCCGCAATATCCTTGGCAATACCATTATGCAGGGTACGGCCTATGCGCGAGACGAAATCAACGCGGCCTTGGAGCACTTTTTCCTGCCACAGGAGGAGCGCACAAAGGCATTCAAGACGAAGAAGGAATACAGGGACGCGGCGAAGGCGCTGTATACGGAGTTTTCGAGCCTGTTTGACGGGAATACCGGCAAGTACAACCCGGAGATGAACAGAAGGAACTTCAATACGCAGTGGCTGCAAAAGCTGGCAGACCTGAACACGAACCTGCTGGACAAGGAAGACACCATTGCGATGAGCCGGAACTTCCTTCATTATTTGGCCGGATTTATGCAGGCGCGCGGCTGGGACGTGAACAATCTGACGGACGCGCAGAAGCATGAAGCCGTGCAGTACGCCTTCACCAATGCCGAAAAGAACGTGTACCATCAGGCATCCAAGCTGGCTGAATGGCTGAACAAACTGGGCAGAGACAAGGATTCCAGCGTATTTGACAAGCTCGGACATATGGTGATCGAAGGCGTGCTGCCGTTCAAGAAAACGCCTATCAACATTTTGAAAACGGGCGTTGAGTACAGCCCCATTGGATTGATCAATTCCCTGACCCGCGGGCTTTACCAGATGAACCAGTACCGGCAGACGAACGGGCAGAAGGGAATTTCCACGGCGCAGTTTTTGCAGAACCTTTCTTCCGGCCTGACCGGCGCCGGTCTGATGGGCGTGGGCGCGATGATGATGGCAAACGGCCTGCTGCGCGTAGGCTTTAAGGACAAAGACCCGGATGATGAATACGCCAGACTGACCGGCAGCCAGGAATTTTCCATTGAACTGTTTGGCTACTCCTACACCATCGACTGGACGGCGCCTGCCAGCATTCCGCTGTTTATGGGCGCGTCGATGTACAAGGAGATTGAGAACAGAGACGAGGGGCTGACCTGGGGGAACGCATTCGACGTGTTCATGTCTACGATCTCCGCAATGGCTGAACCCATGCTGAACATGACGATGCTTGACGGCGTGAATAGCACAATTCAGTCTGTTGCTTACGCCAATGCGACCGGTTCTTCTGTTGGAGATATCATCATACAATCGCTGCTCAACCTGTCTACGCAGCTTGTGCCTACAAGCCTTGGCGCTGTTGCGCGCACCGTTGATCCTGTACGCCGAAAGACCTACGCGGACAAGAACCTGAACATACCGACTTGGCTGCAATACCCATGGGAGCGCGTGCAGAACAAACTGCCAGGGCTGTCGCAGCTTAATATGCCCTACCTGAACGCATGGGGCGAAGAAGACAGGGAAGATAACCTGCTGATGCGCATCTTTGAAAACTTCCTGTCTCCCGGCTATGTATCCAAGACGGAAGCTGACAGCGTAGAGACCGAATTGCGCGACATCTCCGTCCGCACGGGTACGAATCTGATTCCTGATCTGCCAAATCAGAGTTTTTCTTTTAATAACGAAAAGATCAACCTGACGGCAGAACAATATGAGCAGTACGTCAAGACGCGCGGCAGCCTGATGCACACGGAACTGGAACGGCTGTTTGCGACGGATGAATACAAGGCCATGAGCTTGGGCGCACAGGCATCGTGCATTAAGAATATCCAAACGTGGGCAGACGAACAGGGAAAGGTGTCGGTATATCCGGAAAAAACGATTGTACCCAAGTGGATGGATACGAAAGACATTGTTCCGGCTGTAATTGAGCGCCGCGCGAGTGAGGACAGGCAGGCGTACCAGAATGAAGCGTATTCCAATATCCAGAACGCCATTGACAACGACGACGCGGCGACTGCCCGCGATTGGGTGTACGCGCTGAATCAGGCAGGCGTTGAGAACTCAGATATCAAGCAGAAAATGACGACCCTGTATAAATCCGAATACCAGTACGCGATCAGAAGCGGCGACCGGGAGACCGCCCGGAAGATCGAATGCATGCTGCTGGCCATGGACATTGGATACAAGGCCAAGAACTTTATCAGCTGGGAGAAGGACGCTTACAAGGAGGAATGATAACCATGCGTTTTGACCGCATCCATCAATCGCGCATCGACGCGGCGGAGGCAGCCTACGGCCTGACGGACGACGAGCGCGAGGTGCTGAGCCTGTCCCGGCGCGGGAAATCCGTTATCGCCATCGGCATGGCGCTGGGCATGAGCACCAGAACCGTCAGCCGACGCAGAGCAGACATCATGCGCAAGATCAACATCTGACAACGCCCCCTTCGGGGGGCTTTTTTATTTTGCAAAAATGGTTGACAAATGGACGTAAAGATGGTATCATAACAGCGTCGGGAGATAATCCCGCTGTCAGGAAGCAATTCCTGTGGATTGAAACGAAAACAGAAATGGAAACGATCATGATCTCATGGTCGCATCCGCAAAGAAGCCTTGCACTGCGCAGGGCTTTTTTGTTGCCCAAATGGCGCGAAACTGGCGCGAATGCGGCGCGTTTTCACCCGCGTTTTGTGCGACAATCAGCACACCGGGAAACCCGGAATAACACAAGGGAGGAATATCATGGACATTGAATACACTCGCAGAGGCCAAGGCAATCTGAATACTGTGCTTGGCGCAATCGGCACGGCTGGCGCCGTTGGCATTCTGAACGGCGGACTGGGCGGCCTTTTTGGCGGCGCGCGCAATGTGAACGTCAACGGCGAATGCAGCGAAAATCACCTGGTTGATCGCTATGATGCTTCTCAGCAGGCAAAAATCGCCCAGCTTGAGGCCGAAATTAAGCTGCGCGACAGCAACATCTACACCGATCAGAAGAGCCTTGCGCTGTACCAGTACATTGACGGGCAGATCAAGGAGATTCGCGGCGAACTGTCCGATCAGCGCGTACACAACCAGCGCACCGAGGATAGCTTTGTCCTGGCGCGTCAGGATCTGGCTACCGTTAAGGCCGAGCTGGACGGCAAGATCAAGATGGAAGCCGAAAAGCGCTGCTGCGGCGATAACTCCATCGTGACATACGCAAACGCCACCTTCTACCCCAAACAGGTTGCTGACGTGACCGTAGGCACTGCCACCACCGCGCAGAGCACCTACAATCCGCTGCCCAAGTGCGGCGATTGCTGCGGCAACAACTGACAAAAGCGGGAGGGCTGGCACTGACCGGCTCTCTCCGTTTTTCTGATTGGAGGATTACGTAATGGTTAGTATTGAGACCATAGAGCGCGGCCTTGCGCAGTATATCGACGCTGAATTGCTGCCTAAATTGCCGCAGGACGGCCTTAAAGGCTTTGGCGTGCGGTCAATGGCTACGGCTATTGTAATGCGCGGGGGACGGCTCCTGAGCGCCTACGCGACCTGGAAGCCTGCGCAGATCATGGGCGCTATTACGCCTGACGGCACAGTTGATATAGATTTTTTGCGCGATGTTTTCAAGGGCGGCATCCAGCAGGGCGGCCAGAAAATTGATTTGCCGCTGGGTGTGTCGCTGAGAATTACGCCTGAGGATGTAGATCACATATACAGCTACATCATGCAGGCGCAGTAAGGAGGAAATCATGAAAGAACTGAAAGAAGTCATCCGCGACATCGGGGAAATCCTGGACAGCGCGGAGATGTACGCCAAGGAAGCCGTCAAGCACAAGACGCAGTATCCTTCCCTGGCCGGTGTCTATTGCCGCATCGCGCAGGACGATCTGTCTCACGTCGATATGCTGCATAAGCAGGCCGTTGAGATGATTGGCGAGCAGAAGCGCTCCGGTGCGACCGTCCCCGAATCCATGCAGGCTGTGTGGGATTTTGAGCACGAGCGCCAGATCGAAGACGTGGCGGACGTGAAGCGGCTGATCGATATGTACAAGGAGTAAAATATCAACCGGAGTGCTGATATGTGCTCCGGTTTTTTGTACACAATAGATTGGTGTGTACATGTACACAATAATGTACATAATAGCCGCACATAACCGCAAGTAACGAACAATAATTCCGCGTTTTCTCCATTTTTCCTTCTTTGCCTCGTCAGCCCAGTTTTCCCCCGTTTTAGCCCCAAAACCGCACAAAAAAGTGCGAAACCGGCTATTTTCAAGCAGATTTCGCACATTTGGCGGAGAAGGAGAGATTTGAACTCTCGCACCGGTTATCCCAGTCTACTCCCTTAGCAGGGGAAACGTTTCCAAGTAAAATGGCCGATAAATCGCAGTTTGTACACAGTTTGTACACAATAACAGTCAGGCAGTCGGTCGTTTCATCGCGTTTGCAGCTTCTCGTGCATCGCTGTCATCGGGGTGCACATATCTGTCCATCATCTTAGTACTTGACCAGCGCATGATCTTTTGGAGCACCTGTGGCGGGGTGTGTTCGTCTACAGCGTGAACCGTAGCGGTTGTGTGTCGGCAGGAATAAGGCGTGAGACGGCGCGTAATGCCAGCAGCTTTCAGCGATTTGTAATACTTTTTGTAAAAGGCCATATCGGTCATAGGGTATAGACGGCCATCCTCTCCGGCCAGCGCCATTGCATCCTCAAGCACAGGGCAAATGTCATCTGGCAGAAACACGGCAGACTTTTTTCGCGTGTCCGTTTTGATGCCTACGCCGACAATCTCCCTGTTTGGCAGGTCGATCATGGATACGGTCAGCTTGAGCATTTCGCCGGTCATCATGCCCGTGTATATCATAATCAGCGGAATATAGACGTTTGTATCGCCACGATCATACAACGCCCACAGGAGCCGTTGTTCTTCGTCCGTAAACGGCTCTCTTTCTTTTTCGTTGATCGCTGGCAAATCTATAAACGACGGCAGGTCTTTGCTACACCATCCATCCGCAGCGGCCAGATTGAACAAATGGGCAAGCAACTGCTTTGCGTCCCTGGCTGGATAATAAGTAGGGCATGTGGCGTTTACTGCGTTGCGCAGGTCAGCTACCGTGATTGCGTTGACAGGAACAATGCTGATTGACTTTAGCTTGCTCCAAGCGATTTTGTATGCCGTGCGTTTGCTCTCCGACAGTTTTTCCATTTCATTGCCGTAGTAGCTTTCCCAATAAAAGGACAGCGGCGGCGCTTTTTTCTTTTCCGCGCCAGACAGCAAGGCCGGACAATAGTTGAGCGCATCGGTTCTGGTGGCAAAACCGCCCTTGGTTTTTTCCATGCGCACTTTTTCGCCGCTCGCATCTGTATAACAGACCACGACACGCGCCGTCCAGGTCTTCCCGCGCTTGAAGGCGGTTCCCGTCCCATTGCTGCGCCGCTTTACTCCGCGCTTTTGCGCCTGCCTCATCCCGCACCAGGGGCAGAACGGCGCGCCGTCCGGGATTGCGCCCTTGCATTTTTTGCATTCCATGGCTTTTTTCTCCATTTTTATCGCATCATCTGTGATTTGCGTGATCACTTTTTTATCAGATGTGACGGATTATCCATTTATGGATATTGGGTGAATTAACCCGCCTTCCCGACGCCAGCCTGTAACGCGGTGGATAAAGCCGTATCTGGGGTCAAGCAGATCGAACATCAGCAGCAGGCCGAAGACAAAGGACATGATGATAATTGCAACGGTCATCACGCTGATCTTGTGCCGCAGCTTTTTAATCGTGCCTTCCAGCGCTTCTATCCTGTCCTGGTCGTCCCCGTGTGATTTCTCCTTTTCATCCTTTAAGTACTGCACATTATGCCTTAAATTGGCTATCAGGTCGCTGGTGTGCTGCTGCGGCGTGTAATCGTGTATCACGGTTGGCTCGTGCCGGATGCCCGCCAGCTCGTCCAGGGATCCGTCGGCAGATCGCACCAGGGAGGCCACGGTCTGAAACTGCGGCGTGGTCTGTCCGTCCAGGATGCGCGTGATCGTCTGCCCGCTTACGCCGGACACGGCTTCCCATTGTTTGATTGTCCAATTTTTGCTGCTGCGCAATCCGGTCAGATAGCCCGCAATGTCCATGCGATTGTCGTTTGTCTCATCCATGATACTGATTCCCCTCACCTGTGATGTATTTTGTCCCATGGCTGATAGCGCAAAGGCCCGTATCTGATAAAAAGATGATCTTGCAAATCATGCATGCTTGCGTATGGTGTAAGTATCGAATAAAACAGAAGGAGGCTTACACCATGCCAAGGAGAAACTATCCGCCCAGGAGCCGAAAGCGCAAGACCACATTTGATCTGCCTCCGCAGGTAATCGACCAGATTATCATGCGCAGGGACGAAGAACGTATACATTAGTATATGACAATACGCGCTGGAGTATGACAAAAAGTGGGGAGAATTTTCACGATTCTGTGCGGTTTATCCCCATCCAGCACCAGTTTGTCCAATCGCTTGACAATCGGGAACGGATGTTCGTATAATAATGGCGTGATCAGTCACGAACCGGCTGATTGCCCTTCCTCGAACGGCTGGAAAACATGCAGGAACAAAAGGTAGATGTTGGTTCCAAGCAGCACAAGCATGCGATTACGCGGCATCCACTGATATAATTCATTGTAAACGAGGTAAAGAAACAGAAGATCGACGAGCAAAAAAATGCCTGTGCAGCCCTGCGCTTCCGACTTGGAATGCCATAGAACGACGAGGTTTGCGATGAAGCCCACGACGATGATCACGGAAAGCCAGACAGGCGTATAGCTTTCCAGGCAGAACACGCCGACCATTGAAACTACACGCCAAACGCCGAACAGATTCAAGAGGAACTTTTTCACAACGACCCCTCCGTATTGTAGATTGACAATATTGTATCACATTTTACCAGATAATAAAATGGAAGGAGCTATACCAAAATGGACAAAACCAACGATTTGCCAACCTACGACGTGCTGATTGCCGATATAAGCCGACTTATTGAGAAGATGGACTACCACGCCCTGCGCGTTACTTGGCAAGCAATGCGCGCCATGGTTGGCGAAATCAAGTAGCGTGTTGGAATGGATGAAGGTTGAAATCCTTCGCTGGCCTTCTTATTTTGAACTGCTCCCGATCTTTATTGTTTGTGAGACGGAATAAATGACTTGTTGCTGTTCTTCGGACAGCGAGAGAATCGACAACAATAACTCTCGTCTGAATGGATCAGGATCGGCTGCAACCTGCTGGACTTTTTCCAGCAACTCATTTGCGCGCGCATCACCCTTATCAGCAGAACGTGGCTCAACCAGCGCAGACTTGCTAACACCAAAGTAATTTGCCATACGCTCTATCTTGTCAATGCGTGGATACTTTCTTGCCTTAATCCAGTCAGTTACTGAGCTATAAGATGCGCCTGCAATTTCCGCAAGCTCATACCGGCTGATATTGTTTTTATGCATATAATAGGAAAGGTTTTCAGCCATCACTTGACAATTGCCAAAGTCGCTCATAAACAATTCCTCCTTTCTTCCTTATCATACACTATCCAGAACAAAAAGACAACAAAAAAGTGAAAAAAATTGCGCTTAAAGTGTTGACATTATGCTTAAAGCGTGATATTATATTCTTGCAAGCAAGAGACGGGGGTGAGGAAATAATGAGAGTAACGCTAAAGGCGGCCAGGGTAAACAAGGGTTATACGCTGGAAGAGGCCGCTAAAAAGATCGGAATAGGGAAGAGAACGCTTCTCAGCTATGAAAAAGGCGCAACATTCCCGAATCAGCAGACCATTGATTCGATTCTTCGCGTTTATGACGCAGGATACGATGATATTATTTTTTTACCGCAAAACTATGCTTAAAGCACAATCTATTGCATCAAGAATAGTAGACGGCAAGAATAGAAGGAGGGGTAAGGATGGATTTCGACAGCTACAACAAGGTCAAGATGCAGTATATCCGCGAGGTATTCAAGCTGCTGGAAGACGGATTGAAGAAATTCCGAGAGACCAGGTTTGAATCGGATGTAGAGGAGTACGAAGAACTGCAAGCCATGTTGGCCGTGATGCGGCGGCTGTATCAGGTATGGGAGGATTAAGGCAAGGGGGCGGGCGCAATGAAACGACCTAAGAAATACAGCGACATGGACGGGCTGCAGAAGCTGGACTACATTCTCCTGATCGTGCAGATTGCGGCCTTCGCATTGGGCGTATTCGGCGTAGTAGGCGGATTGCTCAGCGGCGAGATAACGATTCCTCAATGGTTAATTGACCCTTGAGCGTGCAGCCGTTGCGCTGGAAGGCTTTCAGCTTCACATATTGGCGGGCGAACTCGTCCGCATCGTGATAGCCCTTTGAATCGCTGGTCAACTGCAAGGCGGTATCCCATACGCGGTCTTTGCGCCTGTACTCCAGCACGGCAAGGGCGGTGCGAATGATCGCAACGGCGCTGCCAACGATTACGCTGACGGCGATGCAAATCTGATACATCGTAATTCATCCTTTCTGGGAGGGCAAGCAATGAAAGCAATCATCATCGCGCTGGCGATACTGGCTGGCGGATCTTACGCAAACACCTGCATCATGATCAACATGGCGCGCGAAGAAAACGCCACACGCTACTGCACGCTGGCGCAGGTATTTAACACGATCACGTTTTTGCTGCTGTGCGCGGCGGTGGTTATCCTGCGATATACGCAAGGACAGTGACCACAAGCGTAGCGGCTGCAATGGCGATGGTGATAGCGGATACAAGCCAGAACCGAGCGGTTTCACGCTTGCGCTGGATGGCCTGCCGCTTTTCATCCTCCGCATGCTGAATTGCTTGCTGCTGCTTATAATCGGCAAGCTCAGCGCGGGCTTGCTTCACCTGGTTGCTGATGGCAGACAGGTTTTCCGCAGAAGAACCGGTATTGCGAGCGGTTTTCTCCTGCTGATCAGCGAGCATGTTACCAAACTCATACATACAAAACACCCCTTTCCCGGCCATTATAGCACGCCGGGCAGGGATAGAAAAGAGGATACCATGAACGAAGACGCTTACTACGACCGCCTGCTGCGGGAGTATGACCGGGATGTGTGGGCTGACCTGGAGCGCGAGGCCGAGGAGCGGCTGGCCGCCGGGGACATCGCCTGCGACCGATGGAGGGACGACGGATGCTGATCGTGATCATCATCGCGGCCATTGCTCTGACGGCCTTAACCGCCTCGCTTACCAGCGGCACGGGGAGCTGCACCGACCATTACAGCGCGTACTACCGCAGCATGGCGCGGTTGACGGATAAAAAGTGATCAAAAACAAGGAGGAAAAATAACAATGTGCCAACTCAAATCCTGCCTGGTGCTCAAGGATCGCGTGTATTGCCCGGACTACGACAGCCACCAGGACATGCTGGACAAGCTGGGTATCAAGGATGACTACCTGGGCGCCAGCAAAACCTTTGTGCGGGTGGAGCTTACGCCGCCGGACGGTATGAGATCGCTGATGGAGCAGCTGGACAGGTGGACGCTCAAGGTGGATCAGGATGTAACGCCCGAGTGGTGGGACGAAAAGGCCGACCGGCAGCGCGTGGAAGAGGCTGTTGAAGCCTGGCGCGGGGGGCATGTTTTTACGGAGGGCGAGCACGTCGTTAAGGATGGAGAGGTTTACGCCTTCGGCAGCGCCACGGTGAAAGCCTACAACAGCGCCACGGTGAAAGCCTGGGACAGCGCCACGGTGGAAGCCTACAACAGCGCCACGGTGAAAGCCTGGGACAGCGCCACGGTGGAAGCCTACAACCGTGCCACGGTGGAAGCCTGGGGCAGCGCCAGGGTGACAGCCTGTGGCAGCGCCAGGGTGACAGCCTACAACCGTGCCGCGGTGAAAGTCTACAACTACTCCACGGTGGTTTATCCTCGAAAAAACAAGATCGTCTATCCCGCCGGATGGACGGCGGAAACGCACGATTAACAATAATCACAGCCGGCTGCGGCACGAAACGCCGCTGGCACACGGAAAGACGGGCGCGCGATGGGAGCGAGACACCCACGGACAGCCGGGAGAGACCGGCAGCACGGGGCGGCTGAGTAGGGTGTGTGTTCAAGCGCTCACATTGTAGGTGCAAATCCTGCCCGCCCCACCACCTGGCATGTTGGGTACTTGCATGCTGGGCACCTCCTTACTCCGCTATAAGCGGGTGCCGCATGGGTTTATCGCATCCCCCATGGGCGGCGGGCAGCGCTGGTCAGCAGCGTCAATGCCTGCCTGTCTGCCGGTGTAGTTCAAGAGGCAGAACGGCGCACTTGTAACGCGCGCGTTGTCGGTTCGATTCCGGCCACCGGCTCCATCATTTTACGCGAAAGGATGATTTGCAATGACGTATCCCCCCATGACGCTGGACGAGCTGCGGGCATGGCCCAAGGCCACCGTATCCCCCACCCAGGCAAGCGGGCTGCTGAACTGCGACCCGTACAGCCTGAACGTGGCTGCCAAGGCTGGGCGGCTGGCCATCCGGCACATCTTTTCTGGCCGCAACCTGCGCATCAGCAAGACGGACCTGCTGGCCTTTTGCACCGGCAGCACGGAAGGAGCGTGGCGGGTATGCAAATGAGCCAGGTGCCCTGCAAGCGCGACTGCCCCAACCGGGCGATTGGCTGCCACGGCAGCTTCCGGGCGGCGCAGGAAGAGCGCTACCGCCAGAACGAGATCAACGCCAGCGCGAGCTATGTGTATGTCAACGTGCTGCAGGCCCAGCGCAAGAGGCTGATGGACAAAAAAAGCAAGGGCCGCTGACGGTTGCCCCCGCCAACAGCCCCCATGAAAGGAAGATTTGCAAATGCAGTATACCACAAAAAAGCCCGATGTGCAAGCCGTAAACGGCAAGGAAATGCGCGCGCTGGAATTTCTGGCGGCGTTTGACGCGCAGATGGGACTGGATGAGAGGACGCTGGAGGCCCGGCTGCGGACGATCCCCAACGGCTGGCGGAACTTCCGGATGATCCGGACGCAGCACCATTTGCTCATGGACGCGCTGTACGACACCATGCCCGACACCAAGCGCTGGATGCTGTACCGGACGATCACCACCGGCCAGCTCATCATGCGCCCCGTGCCCGCCAGCAAGGCGCACAGCGAGATGATCGTACAGGCCAGGGACGTGCAGACGGTATGCGCAAAGGCCATCGACGCGGAATGCGCCATGTGCGTAAAGACCGGCGCGGAGATCAAGCACTGCAAGCTGCGCGAGGCCATGCAGCGGATGGCGACCCCCTATGAGATACCAAAGAGCGGCTGCGAGTATGCGCACTACAGCCATACCTGGGAGGAGATGACGGACGATTGAGCGAGCAACCGAAGCGCTGCTACTGCTGCGGCGCGGTGCTGGAGGGCGGACACACGCTGTTTTGCCCGGCGTGCTGGGAGCGCTACAGGCCGCTGGATAACCTGCCGCGCTGCCGCGTGTGCAGGCGCATCCTGATCGGCTTTGACGACGACATTTGCCCGCCATGTAAAGCAAAGCAGGCCGAACTTGCGGAAATGCATGCAAAAACCGCAACTACACTTACGGAAAAGGAGGACAAGGCATGTACTGCGTGTACCGCATCAGCGGAGACAAAAAGCTGCTGATTGCCCGGACAAGGACCATGGAGCGCGCGGCGCTGCTGGCACAGCGGGTGATGACAGCCCTGCGGCTGTGGCGCAATGACACGGACAGCGTGGTGATCGAAAGTGAGGATGTGGACGGTGACTGAGCAGGAGTACAGCAAAGCGCCCGGCATACGCAGATCGCTGCTGTGGGAGATCCGCAGGAGCCCGGCGCATCTGAAATGGCGAATGGACAACCCGCCCGAGGCCACCCCGGCGCTGATCTTCGGCCAGGCGCTGCACTGCATGATATTAACGCCATCTGACTTTGGCAGCCAATTTGTGTTTATGCCTGCCGCAGATCGCCGTACAAAGGCAGGCCGGGAAGCCTGGGACGCGGCGGCGGAACAAGCGCAGGGAAAGACGCAACTGCCTTTTGACTGGGTAGAGCAGATATCAGGCATGACAAACGCCGTGGCATTTAACCAGGCGGCGGCCAGACTGCTGCGTGGCCCGAACGAGAGTAGCTATTTCTGGTCGGACAGCCTGACGAATGAGCTATGCAAGTGCAGGACAGACGCGGAGACCGACATCGGCAATATGCACCTGATTGTCGATCTAAAATCCTGTCAGGATGCGAGCACAGATGCATTTATGCGGGACGCGCTGCACTATGGCTACGACGTGCAGGCAGCCATGTACACCGATGGATACAAGGCAGTAACCGGACGGGAAGCATCCTTTGTGTTTATAGCCGTCGAGAAGAACCCGCCCTACGCGGTGAACATCCTGCAAGCGGATACCCTGTTTATGCAGCACGGCCAGGACCGCTACCGCCACCTGCTGGGGCTGTACCACGAGTGCAGACAGCGCAACCAGTGGCCGGGCTATACCGGCTTTGACGGCGACATTGCATCCCTCGGACTGCCCGCGTGGCTTGCCAAGGACTATCAATAACAGGAGGACATTATGAGCGAGATTACCAACTATCAGCAGGCCCCCAACATGCCTGTGCCGCAGAACGTGCCCATGGGCAACATCAATCAGGGCACAATCGCCATCGAATCCCAGCGCGCCATTGCCGAGGCGCAGGCCAAGCTGCTTGTGGCGCAGCGCTTCCCCCGTGACGAGATCGCGGCCTACAACCGCATGTACCGCGCCTGTCAGCGCAAGAGCTTCGCCGAGAAGGCGTTTTTCAACTTCCCCCGCGCCGGCGGTTCTGTCAGCGGCCCGACCATTCGCCTGGCCGAGGAGCTTGCCCGCTGCTGGGGCAATGTGGACTACGGTATCAAGGAGCTGTCGCAGGACAATGGCAAGTCTGAGATGCAGGCTTACGCATGGGACTTGGAGACCAACACCATTTCCAGCCAGAACTTTACCAATCCCCACATGCGCGAGGTGACGGAGAAAGACCCCGTGACCGGGCGCAAGGTCAGCGTAAACAAAGAGCTGACCAGCATCCGCGATATCTACGAGATCAACGCCAACATGGGCGCGCGCCGCATGCGCTCCCGCATCCTGGCTGTGCTGCCTGCTGACTTTGTGGAGGCTGCCGTCAGTGAGTGTAAAAAGACGCTGGCCGGGCAGAATGACGAGCCGCTGATCGACCGCGTGAAGCGCATGGTGGTGCAGTTTGGCAAGCTGGGCGTGACCAAAGAGATGCTGGAAAAGCGCCTGGGCTTTGAGGTCAGCCAGATGAACGCGGACGACTTCGCGGAGTACGTCGGCATTTATACCTCCATCAAGGACAAGGAGACCCGAATTGCCGAATGGTTTGAGCGCAAGGACGAGCCTACAGCACTCAACGAAGCGCTCAAGGCGGAAGGAGCTGAAAAGAAATGATCAACAGCGTAGCGATTCAGGGGCGGCTTGCCCGCGACCCGGAGATTAAGACCACCCAGAGCGGCATTGCGGTTGCCAATTTTACCGTGTGCTGGTCGGACAAATACAAGGAAACCGAGACCCGGCTGTTTTTGCCCTGCAAGGCGTGGCGCGGCACGGCGGAGTTTGTGGGCAAGTATTTCCGCAAGGGGCAGGAGGTTGCGGTGGACGGCCGCCTGATCGCCGAAGAATGGGAAAAGGACGGCGAAAAGAAGAGCCGCGTGGTGCTGGATGTGCGCAATGTGCATTTCTGCGGCAAGCGGGATGACAGCCAGGGCGCCGCTGCGGAGCCTGCGGGAAGCCAGCCGGTGCAGGTGGAGGATGAAGGTCTCCCCTTTTAACCCTTAACCGAACAGAAAGAAGGTGAAGCCCATGCTGCAGGGAACGACGATCATCTATGACACCCGCGAGCACCCCAGCGCCATCGCCGGTACGCTGCGCACAATCGAGCGTGCAGGCGTTATGACAACGCGCCGCAAGCTGGACGTTGGCGACTGGATGCTGGACGGGCACCCCGAGATCGTGATCGATCGCAAGCGCAACCTCAACGAGCTGTGCACCAACCTGTGCAGCCCGGACAAGGGGCGCTTTTACCGCGAGGTGCGTCGCGCCCATGCAGCGGGCATTCACCTGTTTATTCTGTGCGAGCACGGCAAGGGGATCACCTGCTTGGACGATGTAAAGACCTGGGTCAATACGCGCGGCAGGGTGACGGGCAGGCAGCTCTACGAAGCGATGCTGCGCTGCCATATGGCCTACGGGGTGGAGTTTCTGTTCTGCGCGAAAGCCCGGACAGGGCACAAGATCATGGAGATATTGGAGGACAACTGCCATGGCAATGGACATCAATGAGCGCAAGGCGCAGGTAAAGGCCATCTTCCGGGACACCTACAACTGGTGGCTGGCCAACTGCGACCTGGACATGACGGAGCAGTTTTTCATCACCGCCGCCAGAGAGATGGTTAAATTGTCGGACGCGGGCGACCCGCTGAAGAACAGCATCCTGCTGGCCGTATACGGCGAGTATGAGCGCATCGCCAGGGAGCAGCACCCCCATGATTGATTACAGGCGCATCCGGGACGAGGTGCCCATGGAGCGGCTGTGCAGCCTGATTGGCATCCCCGTCCGGCACGGCTTTGCGGTGTGCCCGCTGCATCGCGACAGCAACGCCTCCATGCGCGTGTACCCGGGAGACAAGGGCTTTTACTGTTTCGGCTGCCATCAGGGCGGGGACGTGATCGACTTCCTGGCGCTGATCACCAAGCAGAGCCGTTCGGACGCGGCGCGGCAGTTGGCGCAGACGTTTTGTATCCCTGCGAGCAAGGCGGCAGCGAGCCGAAGGGAATCGATTTTAAGCAGGCAAAAGGCGCGCGAAAATCGCTTGCGCATGCGGGACATAGCAAATGCCCTGGCGGAGATATACCGCGCCCAGAACGCAAATATGAGCCGCTGCGCGCCAACCAGAGAGGACGCAGACAAACCATGGCCGGAGGCGTTTGAGACCGCGTGCAACCTGCTGCCGGTGATCGACTGCGCGCTGACCATTGCGGACGAGAGGTGAGAGAGATTTGGACTTGAGCAAGCTGGGCACGCCGCAGGACGTACCGCGGTTTCAGCGGGCGGACTTTGACGGCACAGCGCCCTACGACTACATATACAGATTCGCCGCCAACGCCTTCCAGATGATGCAGGTGTACAACGTGGTGGCCGCACAGGCAAAGGAATTAGGCGTAAAAAACTTTGCAAAGATGTTTGAATCCTATAAGCGCGTACAGCGCGGATCAGGCTACAATCTGGACATCGAGCAGGCGGCGACCAATTTCCCCGATCAGCCCATGGAGCTGCGCTGCGGGCGCTACACCTGCGACGCGGGCGGCGTAGCCTGCGAGGACAAGGGCGGCTATCACACGCTGGTGTGCAGCCATCCGCTGATGCCCGTTAAAAGGATGGAAAACATCGACACGGGCGAACAAAAGGTGGAGATCGCGTTTTCACGCGGCGGCGTGTGGCGCTATAACGTGGTGGATCGCACGGTGCTGTCCAGCGCCAACAAGATCGTGGATCTGAGCCGGTACGGCATGGACATTACCACCGAGAGCGCGCGGGATGTGGTCAAGTATTTGGCCACCATCGACGCACTGAACTACGACAAAATCGGCGAGGTGCGTTCCGTCGGCCGTCTGGGCTGGGTGGGGCACGAGCTGTTTTCGCCCTACGTCCCCGATCTGCGGTACGACGGCGATGCAGGCTATGCGGCGACGTACAAGGCGGTACACCCGCAGGGGTCGCTTACGGGCTGGCTGGAGGCCGCGCGCCATGGCCGGGAGAGCAGCGTGATCACCCGCGTGATGCTGGCCGCGGCGTTTGCAAGCGTGCTGGTGGAGCCCTGCGACGCGCTGCCCTTTGTGGTGCATGCGTGGGGAGGCACGGGGGCGGGAAAGGCGCAGCCGCTGGATACCCTGATCATTACCCCTGACGGGAGTAAACGCATGGGAGATATGCGCGTCGGCGATCTGGTCATCGGCGGAGACGGAAAGCCGCACCCCGTGACGGGCGTATACCCGCAGGGCATGAAGAATATCTTTGAGATTACATTTGCGGACGGACGCAAGACGCGCTGCTGCAAAGAGCATTTGTGGAACGTAACGACCAGAACGCGCAGGAACTACGGTCGAGGATACAAGACCATGGAGCTGCAGGAAATGCTGACCAGAAAGTCCATCAAGACTGCAAAGGGCTATGAGTACCAGATTCCGCTTTGCAAGCCTGTCGAGTATTCTGACAGCGAAGCCCTGCCCATCGACCCTTATCTGCTGGGCGCAATGATTGGCGACGGCTGCATGACCCTGAAGCAGAACAAGGCCAACTATTCGCGGAACCTGTATTTCAACAACTCGGAGGCTGATGTGATAGTCCGCGTATCTGCTGAGCTGGAAATACACGGCTCGAAGATGAAACGGAATCCGCATACTTCCAACCAGTTTGTCCTTACAAACGCGAAATGGCTTAAGGACGCGATTGTAAATCTCGGGCTGAATCAGAACAGCTATCACAAATTCATTCCCGATATTTATATGAAAGCATCTCCTGCCAAGCGCAGAATGCTTCTGTGCGGCCTGATCGATACGGACGGCAACGTTGGAGAGAACGGTTCTGTGTCTTATTCTACATGCAGCGAACGCCTGGCTTACGATGTTCAGCGTCTTGCGTGGAGCCTTGGCTATAAGTCTACTGTTAGCATGTCGGTTCGCCGTGACAAGGATGTGCCAGAATACACCGTTTGCATATCCGCCGATGAAGGCGTATTCCTATCCGAAAAGCATAGCTACAACAAGCTCCGCAGCGTCAATCGTAGGAATCGCGCTGAAGATAAAACAGCCATGTCTATCATCAGCGTAGAGCCATGCGGACAGGCAGAATGTCAGTGCATCATGGTTGATAGCGACGAGCACACCTATCTGTGCGACGATTTCATTGTAACGCACAACACCGTTGGCCTGATGCTGGCCGCTTCCGTGTGGGCGGATCCCACAGCAGGCGCGTATTACAAGACGTTTAACGCTACGGGCGTAGGCCAGGAGATGACGGCAGGCTTTCTCAATTCGCTTCCCCTTTGTCTGGACGAGCTGCAGGTGATCAAGGACAAAAAGGACTTTGACCAGACGATCTACACCCTGTGCGAGGGCGTAGGCCGGTCACGCGGCGCCAAGGCGGGCGGCCTGCAGCGCATGCAGACGTGGCGCAACGCCATCATCACCACGGGCGAGATGCCCATCACAAACGCGGACAGCGGCGGCGGCGCGGTGAACCGCGTGATCAACATGGACTGTCAGGACGAGAAGCTGTTTGCCGATCCGCGCTGGGCGGTATCCGTGATGCGCAGGAACTACGGCCACGCGGGCCGGGCGTTTGTGGAGCACCTGACGGGCGGCGCGATGGAGCGGGCGAAGGAGCTGCAAAAGGAGTACTACGCCAAGCTCACCGAGCAGGACAGCACGGAGAAGCAAGCCCTGAGCGCGTCCCTGCTGTTGGCGGCGGATACCCTTGCAACGGAGCTGCTGTTTCAGGACGATCTTGCGCTGACGGTGGAAGACCTTGCGCCCATGCTCGTGACCCGCGCGGAGGCCGACGTCAACGCCCGCTGCTACGAGTGGCTGACGGGCTTTATCGCGGTCAACAGCAACCGCTTTGATGAATCGGCGGACAACAAGGGCGAGGTGTGGGGGAGGATCGAGGGCGACACGTGCTACTTTGTGGCAACCAAATTTGAGCAGGTAATGCGCGAGTACGGCTATTCCAGCAGCAGCTTCCTATCCTGGTGCAGCCGGGTTGGCAAGATCAAGAGGCAGGATGGGAAGAACTACAAGAGCGTCGTGCGCATCCGCAAGAACAACACGCGCTGTCTGCTGATCTGCATGCCGCCTGATGGCTTCGTGGAAGTGGATGACGACGAAGATTTCCCTTTTGAGCAAACAAAGGTGACAATGTAGCCCAAAGAGGAAACGCCGCTACGACTGCTACGACCGCTACGAATGCAAATCAAATATTATATTTTCTCGCTCTCTCTGTTTTTTGTCAAGAAGAAAATGCGCCCTCGCGCACGGAAATAAAAATTTATGTCGTAGCGGTCGTAGCGGTCGTAGCGATGCATGAAAAACGCAGGAAAATCAACGGGTTTTAGCGCTACCACTTGAAAGCATCATGTCGTTACAGGTCGTAGCGCCCACGATGAAAGGAAGATACGCAATGAACGACTATCTGAGCGTCCGGGGAACGAGGGATTTTGCCCGCGTCAGCCCGGAGGAGCTGAACCGCGTACAAATCGCCAGAAACGGTTATCGCCGAAAGAATCGCGGGACAGCGTCGCAGATCGGCACGATGATCAGCCGGTATCTGTGCGACGGCCTGAAAAGCAGGTGCTGGGACTGCGAGTGCCTGGTGCAGTGCGAGTACGGCAAGCGGTACATGGCGCTGCTGCGCCAGCGAGAGGCGGACGCGGGACGGCCCTGGATGGGCTACAAGGCGGCCTTAAAGCCGGAGCTGGACGCGTACAGGATCAAGGTTGCAGAGTGGCACAGGCGGCAATCGGCCAAGAACAAGGGCAACCAGAACGCAAAAGGGAAACGGAGGAAGATGGATGCAGAAGATCACGGATAAGTACGACACGGGCTGGATGGAGTGGAAGACGTGCACCTGGTACGGAAAATGGGTAGCGCGCCCGCGGTGCATCCTCTGCGATCGGTTGATCCCGCGCAGGCAGATCCTGTGCCCGGCGTGCAAAAGGGACTGTAAACAGGTCAAGGGACTGAATATGAGGATTGGAGAGTGACAGCATGACGATTAACGAGTATCAAAAGCTGGCGCAGCGGACGAGCCCGGACGACCACAACAAGCTGCTGAACGGCTGCATGGGGCTGGCCGGGGAAACGGGCGAGGTGTGCGACGTGCTGAAAAAGGCGCTGTTCCAGGGGCATGCGCTGGATAGGGAACACATGATCGAGGAATTGGGCGATTGCGCCTGGTATCTGGCTGAGGTTGCGACCGGACTTGGGGTATCGTTGGAGGATATCCTGCTGCAAAACATCGCCAAGCTAAAGCGCCGGTATCCGGATGGCTTTGATCCGGAGCGGAGCATGAACAGGGCGGAAATGGACGCTGGACAGGAGGATGACAAATGATGTATGAGAGTGGCAAAGGACGAGTGATGATATGCATTGATGATCGGCAATGCGCGCTTATACCATCAATTGGGTTTATTTGGAGGTCTACGTATTGGCGACTTAGGATGGGGTTTATTTGGCTCAATATCCAAGTCAGTATAGGCATTATTCGCAGAAAATAACGGAGGATGAAAACAATGGCGAAAATCAAACAGCGTAGAAGAAATGCACGAAATCTATGAACGCATGTGCGACCACGGAAAAGCAAGCCAGTACTGCCAGGATGCTATTAAGGCGCTTGAGATGATGGATAAGGAGGAAAATCGCAATGGAAAAACTGAAGAATGACCAATGCACAGGCTGTGCGCACGCGGCGATGTGCAAGTATATTTCGGCCTATGACCGGGAGGTCAACGCGCTGAACGAGCATATTTCGGATTACAAGCAACTCCTGGACAAATTGCCCAAGCACTTCCACATCAGCGTTTATTGCGATCTGTTTTTGCCTGCACGCTTAGGCATAGTAAAACGATAAAAAGGAGGCCGAACAATGACAGACAAGGTGCTGTGCCCGTACTGCGGGAGCGAAATGAAAAGCGAGGATTGGGTTAAAGTAGACGGCGGTTACCTGTCCTATGCTGTGTGCTCAAATAACGCATGCCAGAGTATCGGCCCGACTGTTACTGGCTATGAGACGATGGCCGAGGCCCGCGCCGCCGCCCTTGCCGCCGCCCAGGCGCGATACCTGCCGCCCAACAGGCCGCTGACGATGGAGGAGGTTAAGGCGCATTGCAAAGGTGGAACGAGTGCAACGCCATTGTGGGTAGAGTTTGATGAGGGCATTAACAGATGGGTTCAGATTGCTCCTGAAAAGCCGGGATGCGAATTGGATTATGTCACTGTATTTGTCAGCATAATGTCGTCGTTATATGGCAAGGAATGGCGTTGCTGGCTCCGCAAGCCCACGCAGGCGGAAATGGACGCGGCGGGATGGGGAGGAGATGCAACCGATGACTGATACACAGCTTATTATCCCCCTGATGGAGGACGCGCTGACCGTGGCCACGCTGCTGATCAAGGCAGGCTACAGGGTGCAGATGCGCAAGAGCAAGGAGGGTACTGCCAAATACATGTATGTGCTTGAGATTGCGAGGTGATCGGATGGACGATAAGGCAACGGCGCGCGGGGCGCTGCAGGATGACGCAGGAGCGATTTTTGCGCCGGACAGGGCAACTGCACAGCCCAGGCAGGACAACCCCGCCAAGCGCTATCTGCGCCGCTACGTTGGCTTGCGCAAGTATCGGGACGCGCTGCGCGACGAGCTGCGGGAGCACTACAGCACGGCCACGGCCTGCACGGTGCGGCTTAAGCCCATCGCGGTATCTGGCGGCAAGGGCGCGTATGATCGCATGGCCGAGGATGTGTGTCAGATCGTGGATACCAAGGCCAGGCTCGAGCGGGCGATCTGCAGCCTGGATCAGCAGCTATCCGATATCCTGACGCTGCTGGACAGCCTGAGCGATCAGCGCTACAGGGACGTGCTGGCCTACCGCTACATCCGCGGCATGACGTGGGAGCAGGTGGCGCGCGAGACAGGATACGAGATTGCGCAGATATACAGGCTGCACGGGCGGGCGCTGATCGAGGTCAACAGGGCGCTGGACAGCCGCTAAAAAAAGAAGCCTCCGGGATTTCCGGGGGCTTTTGCTGTGCGGTGGGTTATGCCGTGGGCAATTTGTGCCGGATGGCGTCGTACTGCGCCAGGATGGCGGCGTCATCATATTTGGCCGTGAGCCTTTGGATGGCCGGAAAGTTGCGGCGCTTGACGTCGGGGCCTACGGCGATCCACTGCCACGGGCCGCGAGACGTGGCAATGCTGCTGCCCTCCTGTGTGTGCCAGACTGCCAGATGCAGCGCGATGTGGTACATTCCGTCTTGCTCATAGCTGCACTGCCAGGTGAGCGTGGCGGTCAGCGTGGTGCGCTCATCGAGCTGGATATCCTTCGCGGCCCGCTTTTGCCCGCGAAAGATATAGTAGAGTTCGTCGAGGCGAAACCCGTTGTGCATCTTGGCGTTGATGGCGTTGATCTGATCGTCTGTGATGCTGTGCATTTTACAAGCCTCCTGGCCTTGTGGCCTGTTTTTGTCGCCCTCGTAACCTCCGGGGCGGCTTTTGTGATCAGTAGCAGGGGTTTGCCTTGCTCAGCTCCCACTCCTCGCCGTACTTGCCGGCGTGGGCCTGCTCGTAGGCCGCGAAAAACTCCTGCTCGGTGCAGGGCGCGAGCTTGTCGTTGAGCTCCGCGCAAATGTCGTCATCCATCAGGGCGACGGCGGCGGCGTAATCAATCTCGGTGCCGTTGGCGTTGATAACCTTTGTCATATTTTTGCCCTCCTTATTCTTTGTCCTCTGTGTCAGTTTTCCTTGCCCTGGTTGCGCTCTGCATCCTGCGCAATCAGCATGCGGATATAGGCAGATCGGCTCATGCCGTAAGCTGCTGCGCGCTTGTCCAGGTAATCCGATAGCTCGCGCGTCAGGATTACGCCGGTGCGCTCCTTGTCTCCGTCCTTTCTTAGCATGCCGGCCCTCCTTGCTTGATGGTTTTTTTCATCGTTTATTCCGTTCCTTTCTTTTGGGCTTTTTTCATTTCGGCAATTTTTGCCATAATTTCTTCGGCTGGCACATCATCGTCATAATTTCCGGCAGCCTCGCGCTCGCTGATGATCATATCCTGCGCCAGGCCGTAGCTATCATCGTCTCCCTCATCATCCAGAGTGCTTACAACGCAAGATATGATGCCGCTAATACAAGCCTCGGTATCGCCGTCATCGGCATATTGATATATTATATCCGTAATATCATACGCGCCCCTGTCAATAACAGAGCGGCGGAAATCGTGCAGCTCCAGGCCATACGCATCATTGCCGATGCTGACGATGATAGATGAGCTACGGAGGAGATACCATTGGCGAGCTTTGAGGCGCGCCATATCGCAATCAGTTGGATCATAGGCAATCGTAACACTTTCCAGCGATTTTTCCAGGGCGTCGCGCGACGGGATATCGCACACATACTCACCGCTGTAATTGTGATAATACGCATTATCTTTAATCAATTTTCTGCCGCCTCCATCTTACTTTTTGTCGATGATCTGGACGGTTTCCCAGCCATCCAGCGCGGCCGTGGTGTCCAGGTACTCGAGCGGCAACCGACGGATTTCGCTGTGGTCGCAGCAGTCTGCGCAGATGTAACGATATTTGCGGGTATCAACGATCAGTTCGCGCATTACCTTTTCAACAAATTCCTTTTTCATTTTGCTTGCCTCCTTGTTCTTTGCTGTCGGTTTCCCTTGAGCACGTCTGCATTGTATCACGGTTGTGCCACTCTGTCAACACCTTTTTGCAAATTTTTTTAATTTTTTTTCGCCTCCGCAAAAGATGATAGCAAATGATAGTATCGACTGTGCTATAATAGTAGTGTCAAGAGATCGGGACAGCAATGTTTCTGGTCTCTTTTTCTTTTAGGAGATAATATAGAGTATCATCCTCCGTATTCTGTATTATTTCCTATTAAAATGTAGTTTAATCAAAACGAATGGAAATAAGTGTATTGTTAAGTCTCGTTTGTGTGAGGTGATGTAATGCTCGCTGCTCTTGTGCGTGATCCCCTCCCGGGGTGGGCTGCGCTGGTTGTCGGTTGGGCGCAGACGAGGCAGCGAGGACGGCCAACAGGGCAAGGCGACGCGCTGACCGGGCAACGTGCCCCGCTGATGGTGGCGCTCTGATGGGCGCTGATCGGTGTATATGCATGCTGTATAGTGTATGATGATACATTGTATACAGTATGGATATTCAATTGTTACATTTAACTACCTTTAACGGATACAGATATAGTATAATATATCTATTTGTATCCGTTATCGATAACTATTCGCAAAACATCTCTTTCGCGAATAGTTTGGAAATGCAAAAACAAGGCTGGAGCGGCCGCCGCGCTGACCAGCTGCGCAGCGGAAAAAAGGCCGAGCAGCCCGAAGACCCCACCCCGCCCCCTGGGGGTATAGGGGGGGGATGCGATACCCGGGGGGCCGAATCGGGCCCGGGTCTCCGCCGCCGCGCCGCGACTAAACTAATA